TTCTTTATTCCGCATCCGAAAGCCTTTTACGTTTTGCCTCGGACAAAAGGATTCGTTCAGAGAGCGTTTGGGTTGAGTTCGCATATCCAGAATCAATGATTCTCTTCCCAATATCAGAAGCTTTTGGAATGCCGTAACGCTTTCTGAGATGCGATTCCGTGTTATCGTCCGGGGTAATAAACTTAGTTTCTCCGAGCATCTTGAGAACTTCTGCGAGTTCTTTCCCTGCTTTGTCGCTGACGCCGGAATGCTTGAGAGTTGGATAGTTCGCCCTTTGACCCCGGTTCATCATGATGAGTTTCGGAATCAATAGGCGGTTGAGAGTGCTTTCAATCTTGCCAGCAACGTGATCAATGCCCGACAAAAAGAAATCAGAGAGGTCGTTACTCAGCGCGTATGAACCGCTCCCGCTCTGACCGAGTTCGAGAAAGTTTGCGAGGAATGCTTTCACCATTCGCTTGTCCTCGTTGTCGATTGAGACTTCGACCTTGGCCGGGTCATACGTGTTTGTATTGAGCGTGATTTCCCAACCCTCGGGATACGTTAAATAATTGTTCTGATGCGTCAAGTAGTGTTCAAGCGTTTCAATCATGTTATAGAACTGAGCAGAACTCTGTTTGCCTTCTGGAACTTTCACGAGAGGCGTTGGAACGGCGAACTTCTCAATGCCGATCGCGTTGATTTTTAGATAGTTATTCTTTCTAAACCACGGCCCATAACATGCGCGCAGAGCGGATATCCCTTCATAGTTCCCCCCCTCTTTTTCGAGCGTCATCACGATTAGATTCTCGGCGGGAATATTGACCATGCGGTTCAAGTCGCCGTACGCATTTTGAAAGACCGAGAGGAGTTCGCCAGTCTCCGGACATAAGTGCCAACGCTCTAGGGTTCGCTGTGAGCGAAACGACAAACTTTTGACGCCAGTATATGCCCCGTATTTCGCATGGCCCACTACGGTCTTGTGGATGGTCTCAAAAACCACGTGTCCGAAGTCAATCATGGAAAGGGCTTCGCCTAGAAAGTCAATCCAGGTCTGGTCCATATCCTTGAACAAGATGTGTTCAATGAGTTCGGCATCGGCCTTGGCTTCTTCTGAATCGTCAGCGGGTTCAATTTCCCAGACTGCGGACTTGATCGGGTTCTTGACGGACGCGAGGCACATTTTAATTTGTGGGTCAGAACGTCTCATTTGGTCGAAAATATCTGCTCGGCGGGTTCCGCGAAGGGTCTGTAAATATTCTTCAGAAGGGTATCCCGCATAACTGATGGTCCCATATGACCCGTAGGATCCGTTCGCACGCGTGGATGGAACGATGTTCCCGCTATTATCGGCAATCGAGAGTGGCGTTGTTTCCCTAAAACGAAAGTTCTTCACGCGTTCCCACAAGGAAACATTTTTGGTCACCATTGATTTTCACCCCTTGAGTGCTTGATGATGGTCTTATTTTCCCTTTGAATCAAGTCTCGTGTAAAATTTCCGACGCCAGGAGCATCGTAGCGCGCGTAGTTCGCAAGCGCCAAGGAATCAGCATCGTCCGGGGATGAACGTCCCGTGCGGGCCCTGTATTCGTCTTTCGATTCGATTTGCCATCGGCCCTTGCTATCGAATTTGTATTGAATGGTGGGTAATTCTTCTAAGTATACGTCCTCGTCGAGAAGGCAAAGGTCGGCTTTCAAATCCTGACTGAGGTCCACGAATATCCGAGCTTTTAGGTTGACGAACTTCCCTTTGAATTCTTTTTCTTTTTCAGACCCCTTCGCGCCTCCGGGCCCAGCTCCGAAATGGCATTCACGAATTTCCACTGTGTCGGGGATAGTCTTGTCGTTTCTGCGCTCCTTGAGAATATCGACTACGCCTGCGCCTATGCCCGTCGCATCGATTGCTACGTGGATATCGTGATGGTTACTTTCCTTGATCATTCGCACGAGTTCGCCTGATATTTCGTTTGTATCTCGTTTGACCATGACTTTACGGTCCGTGACCTGCTTACCGACTATTTTAGTAATAATTGTTTTGTCGCTTCCGAAACGGGCTACGTCAACCCCGATAGCAATGCGGTCATCGGGCTTAGGAGTATAGGTCCTAAACTGCGCGGCCTGGACGACGCCGAGATGAACTAAGGAATGCTCGTCGTCCTCCGGGAATTCGCCAAAGCATTTCGAGACGACTAGAGGATGATCGATTCCCCACTTCAGAATCATTCGCATGACCCAGCGCACGCTGAGGAGTTTCGTGTTCACGACCTTGTACGCGGCAAGGGCGTTGCCTTGCTCGATCTGTGGGAGTTGATTCAGGCGATCTACTTCTGTGATCAGGTCGGCCTTGTTCGTGAGTTTGTTGGCTATGAAGTTTGGGCTATCAAAACAATTTAAATAAATCTTGTGATACGCCGGGTCAGAGAAGCACTGAAAGAACTCGCAGGATTTAGTCGTCGGGTTTCCGATCGCCAGAAACTTGACGCTCGCGGAAGTCATGAGGCCTTCCATCTGGACCCAAATATTTTTCATGATTCCAGTTGCCTCGTCAAACACAACGAGGACGTGCTCTCCGTGGTAACCCTGGAAGGATGACGATTGACCTTGTTCTTCGCCTGACCCTGAATCGGGCTTCGAGGTGTATCCGATCGCAAACCAATCGTCGTCAATTTGCCAATGGGTCACGCCCATAGCTCCGCCGAGAGGCATTTTAGATTTATTAAATCCTGACCGAATTTCGCTCCATAACAGCATCCGGACTTGTTTGAAAGTCGGTGCGGTCGTGATGACCTTGGCGCCCTGGAACGTCGACGTGAACCAGAGCACTACTTTTGCGGCGATGAAAGTCTTTCCCACGTCGTGGCACGCGGCTACCGCGGTGCGTTCATTCTCTGAGACTGAAATAATGACGCGCTTCTGATATTCCTCAACGGTCGTGACGCCTTGGATTTTTTCAATATGCTTGAGGGGATTGAGTTTTAGTTTTTGGAGAAGTCTTTTTTTTTGACCGCCATCGAGCGAAATCATTTTTGTTCATCTTGAACTTCAAGGTCATAGACTTCGAGCTGAGCGAGATAGGCCTTGTAGTCGTCTCCGTCCATGATTCGTCTAGCGACCTTGTTCATGAACTTTCCGCGGTCAATCAGTTTCTTCACTTCCCGTTCGTATATTTTTCTTCTTTCTTCTAATTCGAGCGCGAGCGTTCGATTCGATTCTGCGTATTCCTTGAGTAACTGATTCGAAACATTATAGGCTTTTACGACGTCATCCATGAGTTTCATTCATCACCCTCGGCCAATTCCTTGATTAGGTCTGTAAACGTGAGAGGCCCGCCGTCCTTCCCTGTGACTTCGTGCCGATCAGTTCTAGCCCACCGTTTTGGATGCTTTCGCTCTAAACGCCACATCGCAATTTTAGGGTCGCGAGGTATTTCACTTCTAATAATATTCCCTAACGCATCGAATTGAGCCTTCGCACCGTGCGCCGCCATCTCGATGAGCATCACGTCTCGCGCCTCGGAATCCGCTTCTGCTTTACGTACCGCGTCGGAAAACTGTTTATAAATAGAATCTGAATCGCGTGCGCCCTTCTTCAACCAATCGTATCCTGTATCCTTGTGGAAGCCTGCAGATGCGATTGCGGTCTCGAAATAATTTCCGACAAGGAGTGATTTAATTACCGTATCAATGATTTCTGTGGTCAGTTCGGGGGGGCGTCCTGGAGTTCTCGCAGGGTATTTAGGCTTGATTCTTTCTTCTACTTTTTTTGCCATGATTTACACGTTATCAGAATCGGTATTTTTCAACAAACTCTCTGCAAAACTATTGAGTAGGTTCAATTTTTCCATGGCAACCATAGCTAAAATGTAGCCGACCAGTTCCATGGATAGGGTCAGAAGTGTAATGGCAAGCGCCGTGAAAGTACCGGCCTCAATCCATACGCCGATGAGAATGAGCGCGGTCAGAAATAGCCTGAGAATGGTTTGCCACTTGAGTTTCATGATTGCCTTTTAATTAGGACGGGAACGCTCACCGTTTCGTTCCCGTCCCAGTACTCCCTGCATGGGAAACTATGAAAAATTGAAGGAAACTTTTTCTGAAATCGTGAGTTTTTTTCCCTTGAATACGGCGAGGACCTTCATGCCTGGATTCTCGCAAAGGGTCTTTTTAAGTTCTTTACTGGTCTTACAGGAG